GGGAATCCGGCGCGGATGTGTTCGCCTGTGCCAATAAGCTGGATCAGAGCAAGCTGATCTTTGACGAAGCGGTGAACATGCGGTCACAGTCTGAGGCGCTGAGGAACATCACCAGGAAAAGACAATGGGATATCTACTTCCCGGCGACCTTCTCCACGCTGAAACCGCTGGCGGCTGACACAAAGACGATGGACGGCCTCAACGCGCACTTCTTTTCTCTGGATGAGTTTCACGAGGCCAGCAACTCAAAAATCTATGATGTGATGGTCCAAAGTCAGAGTTCCCGGCAACAGCCGATGGCGTGGCTGATCTCCACCAACGGCTTTGTGCGTGAAGCGTTTTTTGACGATAAGTACAATTATGCCGCTTCGGTCGCGCTGTGGGAACCCGGCTTTGACGATTACCGCTTGCTGCCACTCCTATATGAACTGGATTCCCGTGAGGAATTCGCTGACCCGAAGTGCTGGATCAAGGCCAATCCGGGTTTACACACAATCAAAAGTGCGGAAACCCTGGCTGATAACGTGGACAAGGCTAAGCGCGATCCGAAGTTCCTGCCGACGATCCTCACAAAAGATTTTGACTTGCCCGAAAACACCGCAACGGCATGGCTTGATTTTGCATCTGCGGTGAACGAAACCGTCGCACCGATGGAATACCTTGAACACAGTTACGCAGTTGGCGGATGCGACCTTTCGAGCGTCAGGGATCTCACGGCCGCAACTTTGCTCATCCGCAAACCGGGCGATCCGAACTTCTATGTTCTGCAACAGTGCTTCCTTCCACGTACCCGTGTGGAAACGCTGGAGCAGACGAACATCAGGGAGGCTCCCTACAAACTGTGGGCGGAGCAGGGCTGGCTGACGCTGTGCGACGGCGCGACGGTTGATTACCGGGCCGTGACGCAGTGGTTTGTGGACATGGTGCAGAAGCACGATGTGAGGCCCTTGTTTTTAGGGTATGACCGTGCGCTGGCCGGCTATTGGGCGGAAGAAATGGTCCAGGCCGGGTTTGACATTGAGAAAATCCCACAGGGAGCCAGGACCTGGACATATCCCTTTAAGCAACTGGCAGGGCTGTTTGAGGAACACCGGATCATCTATCAAAACTCACCATTGCTTCGGTGGGCGGTCTTGAATACTGGAGTGAAGTCGCTGAATGCTGACGGCATCCAAAGCGTCCAGCCTGTGAAAACGAGCGAATCAAGACGAATTGACCCGCTTGTGAGTTTGCTCAATGCCTATACCTGTTATCTGAATCATGAAGAAGATTTCCTGCGCTACTGTCGAATAAAGGAGTGAAGAAAATTAAGATGAACTTTCGAGGGGCCATCGCTACCTTGTTCGGCGGGAAGAAGGACCGGACCGGAACGACCTGGCGCGAGATCGGGACATACAGCAGCCATTTTTACCCGTACAGCGGCAACGTGTACGACAATGCCGTGGCGCGGACCTGCATCCACACATTGGCTGAACATACCAGCAAAGCGAACGCGGTCGCCCGGCAGGACCCGGCGCTGGAGAAGCTGCTGCGGGTGCGCCCCAACGTGTACATGAACGGCAAAGACTTCCTGTATAAGTGTCGGACGCTGTATGAAGTCAACAATGTGGTTTTCGTGTACCTGAACCGGGACGACCGGGGAAAGGTGATTTCGCTCTACCCGATCCCGCATTGTCCGGCTGAGGCGCTGGAGGTCAGTGGGAAGCTGTATATCAGGTTCACGTTCGCGGACAGCACCAAACTGACGGCATCCTGGGACGACCTACTTAGGGTGCCGAAGCATTTTAACAAGTCGGACATATTCGGTGACACGAATGATGCGCTGACAACTGATTTAGATTTGTTGTCTACCACAGGGCAGGGCATGGCCAACGCCATCAAGTCAACGGCGAATCTGAGGGGCATTCTGAAATCCACAAAGGCGATGCTCACGGACGATGACGTGAAGAAGCAAAAAGACCGCTTTGTGAGCGACTATCTATCGTTGGAGAACAAGAGCGGCATTGCGATGCTTGATTCCACGGTGGACTTTAAGGCTGTGGATGTCAAACCGGAGATCGCTACCTATGAGCATGTCGGTCAACTGCGGGACAACATCTATCGGTATTACGGTGTCTCAGAGGAAGCGATTCAGGGCAAGCTGTTCGGGGACGCGTGGGAGGCGTTCTATGATTCAGCGATTGAACCCTTTTTGATCGCGTTGGGGTTGGAACTGACTTTCAAGGTGTACACAGACAGGCAGAGGGGCTTTGGAAACGAGGTCCTTTTTGAAAGCTCCCGGATGCAGTACATGAGCATGACGGACAAACTCAAACTTGTACAGCTTGTGGACAGGATGACCCTCCTCCCCAACGAACTCAGAGCCATTATGAACCTGCCGCCTGTGCCGTGGGGCGATGAACCGCTTTATTGGCAGAACCCGAAGATCAATGAAGGTCAGGAAGAGCCGAAGGAGGAAAGTGATGATAAGCAAGGATAGGCAGTACCGGGCGTTTGACATACAGGCCGATGGTGGCGGCAAAATTGAAGGATACGCCGCTGTTTTTGAGCAACCGACCGTCCTGTATGAATCAGACGGCATCCAGTACAAAGAGGTCATATCACGCGGGGCATTTGATAATGCCGAAATGTCCGATGTTGTTCTGAATGTCGGGCATCAAGGCAAGCCGGCCGCCCGGACGAAGAACGGCACGCTGGAATTGAAAACCGATGATTACGGTCTGCATTTCCGGGCAGACCCGAACCGCACCAGTTACGGGCGGGCGGTCAAAGAAGATGTGGACGCTGGCTTGCTGGACAAGGCGAGTTTCGCGTTTACAGTCGCCGAAGAGGTGTATGACAGGGCGGCGCACACAAGGCGTATCAACGCGATCAAGCGCGTATACGATTGCGCCCTTGTGGATTTTCCTGCATACGAGGGCACCTATGTGATGGCGCGGTCATTCTTTGAGGTGGAGGCCGAAAAGGAACGTGCGGAGGCACGGAACGCGCTGGAACTGGCACTGGCACGATACAAATACACAGAGGTGAGTTGAATGAATCTGGATGAAATGAACCTCCAACAGGTGGAGGAAAGGCTGGCCGCGCTTGATGAGGAAGTGCGGTCTTTTTCTAAGGCGGATGACGTGGACAAGGCCGCAGAAGAAAAGAAGGGTCTGCTGATCCGTAAATCCGAACTGAAAGACCTGGAGGCGCGGAAGAAAACCGCGCTTGAACTGAATCAGGGTGTAAAGCCCGAAAAGAAGATTGAGGAAAGAAAGGTTGAAAAACCCGTGAGCGAACATATCGGAAACATGACCCGCGAGGAAATGCTCGCGCTGCCCGAATACCGTACCGGCTGGGTGAAGAACCTGATGGCAAAGCCCATGAACGACGTGGAAAAGCGCGTCTGGGATCTGCTGACCCTTCAGAGTGCTGCCGCTGCCGTACCCACCATCATCGCTGACGAGATCGTGGACAACATGTTCAAGGTCGCGCCGATGCTGCCAGAGATCACCCTGTTCAGGGTGCCCGGCCTGCTGCGCCTGATGGTGGAAGGCAACCGCGCCAACGCCGCGCTGCACCAGGAGAACGCCCCGATCTTTGCGGCCGCAGATACTCTGACCCCCGTGACGCTGTCCCAGTTCGAGTTCGCCAAAGTGCAGCAGGTCTCCGCGACCATCCGCAGCACGGCCGTCCCGGCGTTTGAGGCGTGGCTGGTCAAGGCCCTGGCCGAGGACATCGCCGAGCAGCTGGAGAACGAAATCATCCTGGGCACCAACGTCACCGGCGGCATCGACAACGTGGTCGGCGCTTGGACGGACAACGTGGACGGCATCGACTACGGCGCGGGTCTGGTCTACGACGACATCGTCGACCTGATCGCCCTGCTCCCGGCGCGGCATGACAAGAACGCCAAGTTCCTCATGAACAAGGCGATGTTCTACAACCAGTTCGCCAAAGTACTGGACGCGAACGGTTTCCCGATCGTGGCCAAGGAATTCTCCAGCCCGATTCCCTACCGCGTGCTGGGATTCCCGGTCATTATCAGCGACAGCGTCGGCGCGGGCGATGCGTACTTCGGCAACTTCAAACGCCTGTACGGCAACATGAGCCAGGACATCAACGTCAAGGCATCCGAGGAGGCGGGCTTCCAGTCCAACTCCATCATCTACCGCGGCTCGGTCATCTTCGACTGCGACCATCCGGACGCAACCGCATGGCGGAAACTGTTCACCTGATAACCACGGCCTGACCTGAAACGGGGAGGGGTCAAACCCTCCCCTGACAATTTGGAGGAATAACAATGGGACTTGCAGGATATGACCCTACCAGAGGGCAATGGATCAAAAGCGCTGGTGACAATCGGGTTGATCGCGCCTTCATTGCTCACTATCAAATCGCCGCGGCTGATGCTGATGCGGCTGCCGCAGATCACGTGCTGGCCGCCACTGCACTGACCGGAGCCGCGCAGTCGTTTGACGCAGACGACTTTGACGCTCAGCCGTCCACGCCGCGTGTATGCAGTATCACCTGTGACACGGCGGGGTGTCTGGGCAACGTGGTGATTACCGGCCTTGATGTGGCAGGCGCGGCCCTGACCGACACCGTCGCGCTTAATGGCGCAGCCACTGTGTCCGGTGATGAAGCGTTCGCCAGTATTTCCGGCATTACTTTGCCGGCGGCACGTTACCAATCCGGCGGTATCGAAGTCACGGCAGGCGCGACCGCAACCGCCAACATGACCATTACTGTGACTGCGGGCGTCCTGGATGGCGACGCTGAAGTGCTGACCGTCGCCGCGACTGATGGCGACAGCGCGGAGGATGTGGCAGAGAGCATCGTTGCCGCGGCTAACCTTAACGCCGACATTTCCGGCGACTTCACCTTCACCGCGGACGGCGCGAACGTCATCATGACTGCCAAAGCTTATGCCGCGCAGGACGCCACCTACAACATCGCCTTCAGCGGCGATGGCGCGAACGGCACCGGCGTGACCCTGGGCGCATACGCTGGCATTGTCGCTGGCAATCCGGCCGGAAGTGTGTCTGTTGGAATCACGGATGATGTGGGACTGCCGCACTGCCTGCCGTATAACACGGTATTGGCTATCTACAACAATTCAACGGCGACCACTGTGGCATCCAGCGCATTCCACGCGACGGAGGTCAGCGGGAACTATGTCAATCCGACCGCTGCGCTTAACGGTTCACAAATCGACGTCTACTACATGGTATAAGGAGGGCGTATGGCGGTCGGAGTAAGTTATCTCGCTAAGATCAAGCGGGCGGTACGGACCGTTTCGACCGCCTCTGACATCTCCACGGAACTGACTGATCTGATCGAGGAATGCCGGGCCGACCTGATTCGGCTCGGCGTCCTCTCCACCAAAGCAAACGATGAAACCGACGTGCTGATCCTGGGCGCGGTGCGGTCGTTCGTGCGTTGGAAGTTCGCCCAGGACGAAAAGGAAGCCGTCTGGAACCAACAAGATTACCTGGTCCAGCGCGATGAACTCAGGCGCAACCGGGATTATGTGTATGTGGCTATCACGTTCACGGTCAAGACAAGCGGGGCTGTGGCGATACCGGACGCGCTCATTACATTCAACGGTGAAAGCAAGTACACGGATTCAACCGGGACGGCGATCTTCTACTATGTCAGCGCCGGACAGAATCAGGTGTACACGATCAGCGCCGATGGATATACCACGGTGTCTGCGTACCTTGATGTGAGCGCGACAGCAACAGTGGCGGTGACGCTGACATGAGAATGGATGAATCGCTGGTGCTGGTCGATACCGTCACGACTGTCAACTCTGTGGGAATGCCCGTATTGTCTGAAACCAAAACAACGGTGTGGGCGGACAAACTGAGCGCAAAACGTTCTGAACATTACGCAGCCAACTCCGCCGGCATCCGCGTGGATATGGTGTTTTCTGTCAATGCGGACGATTACACCGGACAGACCGAGGTCGAGTGGAACAGCACAAAATACAGCGTTGTCAGGTCATACGCTGTCGGTAGGGGCCGTGTGGAACTGACCTGTGCGTTGAGGTGATATGAGATGGATATACGCTCAACGATTGTGACGGCGCTCTCCGGTGTGGGGGCGTCTGTTTACTGGATGAAGTGGGCCGGGGATGGTTCACCGCCCGCCACCTACATTACTTTTCAGACCGTGAACCGGCCGGACTTCTACACAGATGATGCTCTCGAAGAACGGGAGCATTTCGTTTATATCGATATCTTCAGTGAAACAGACCCGTACACCGTGGCCGCGTCTGTCAGAACCAAAATGGCCACAGCTGGATTTACAGAGGTCGAGATGCGTGATGTGGGCCAGGAAACGATGAGCGTCACCGAACTCAAGGATTATCACGTTTCTTTCACATTCAGTTATCTGGAGGCGGTCTGATGGGTTTGGGATTAAGTGGTCAGGATGTGTTCCTGCGCGACCTGGAAAACATGATGCCGACCGACATGGAAGTGGATAGTGCGCTGACGGCCGGGGCCGAACCAATTAAAGAAGAAATGGTCAGGATCGCGCCGGTTGGAGCGACCGGGAACCTTCAAAAAGCCATCAAGGTTGGCGGTGTGCGGAACAGCAAGCGAGGCCGGACCATCACCGTGGGGATTCATCGGCGCGACATCGACCTGTCTGACAAAAACGGAGAATACTACCCGGCCTATGTCGAGTACGGCCACGGCGGGCCGCATCGGGCAGATCCGCACCCGTACATCCGCCCGGCTTATGACCTTAAAAAAGACGAAGCCTGGACCATTGTCAAGCAGGCCGTCATCGATCAAATGGAACAGAAAGGACTGTAAAACATGGCAACAAGTTCAAGGATCGGCCTGCGCGATGTGGTTATCGGCTGGCTGGATGACGATACCGATACCTCAGCCGTCGCCGCAACATACACACTGGAGGCAACTTCCACACTGGAGGCCATCGACGCGCAGATTTCCCGCGGCACGGCAGACCCGAACGTGCAGTACGCCGACGATATCGAATCAGACGTGCTGTACCCCGATCCGGAAATCACCATTTCCCTTGAGGTCAAGGAAGTGCCGATTGAGCTGCAAAAGCTCCTGATGGGACAGGCAACAGCGGTGGACGCCAACGGTGCCTATAAGTACTTGTCAGGGTCTACCCCGCCCTACTTTGCGCTGGGCTTTAAGTCCAAAAAGAGGAGCGGCGCTGACCGTTATGTCTGGTACTACAAATGCCGGGTCAAACCGCTGGATGAAACATTCCACACAAAGGAAAAAGACATTACCCGGCAGCAGGACAAACTGGAAATCACGGCGATCAAGCGCACATACGACAAGTACGTCAGCGTCAAGGTGGATTCTGACGCCGCCGGAGCGCCCAATGCCGCCACGTTCTTCGGCACCGTCTACGAAGCAGCAACCCTGCCATAAGGAGGAGAAAGAATGGCTACTACTTATTCAAGGGTCGGCCTGCGTGATGTTGTGTTTGCAAAGCTGACCGCCGACACATCATCTTCGTTGACCTATGCGGCTTTGGAGGCTGAAACGGTTGACGCTATTGATGT